CATTTAATTTGAAACCACTTGATACTGATGGTAATTTAATTAAAAGTGGTAACATAAATTTAGATTGGGAATCAACAAGTGGTTCACCAGCTAAAATACAATTACAAAAAGATTTATTCAAAGTATACAATCGTCCATCTCCACAAGGTGAGACACCAAAACAAAGTATAGAAAAATTTTCTAAACAATTTGTTGAAGCTATAGACAAGTATGTTGGAGCTGGTACTGTCGTTGTTATATCAGACACACCAGATATCAAGATAAAAGGCCCTATAGCTAATGTAGCAACTGGAGGGCCAGGAAATACTGCTTTTGGTTCTGTTACTAAGTTTAGTGCTCTACCACCAACATCTATGGGTATTGGAAAAGCTAATGTGGTTGATAGGGAAGATGCTAAAGAACGTTTCGTAGAAAATCTTATAGATTTTTTAAGTTCAATAGATGGTAGAGATGGATACTATGGTGAAATAGAAGAGACAATAGACCATTATTGCAACCAATTAGTAGACTCACTACATATTTATTTAATAATGTGTCCAGTTAAAGGTAAACACATAATACCAGCGTTAGTATTCAATCCTGGTGTTACTACTCAAACAAATGTTTATGTTGGAGTTGCTGTTGTACCAATGGTAGGAGTAACAGTATTACCTTGGCCAATTATACCATTATCTACAATAGGAGATATTGGATATGATGTTTACAATAATGCTAAAGGTGGATTTTCTGTTGATGAAAGTTGGGTAAATAAACAATCAACAAAGATTGATACTTGGAATGATACTGTATTTAGAAAACACAATAGTTCATATGTAGTTGAACTAAAAAACGAAATTACAAATAATACGGCTACGGCTGGAATATAAAGGTTAATAGTTAGGAGTTAATAATGAAAAAAGAAGAACTTATACGAGTTATAGACAAAATAGTTGAACGAAAAGTTCAACAACAAATCACAAAACTTAAAGAGGAAATATTTATAGATAAGGAAAAGCCTTTAAGTGTTGAGTCTATAAAAGAAGAGTTTGTTCAGAAACCAAAAACTAAAAAGAAGAAAGTACACTACACCAAAAACGAATCTTTAAATAAAATTTTGAATGAAACTAAAGGTGGAATACAAGGTGGTCATGAACCATATCCAACAATGGGTGGTGGAACATTTGACACTTCAAGAATGGCGGATATGTTGGGTTATGGTGGTTCAGATGAAAAGAAAAGAGAAGTCGGAGCCGTACAAACTATACAGAAAGCTGGTGTAAATGTAGACCAAGTTCCAGACCATGTTACAAGTGCTTTAACAAAAGATTATAGTAAACTAATGAAAGCTATAGATAAGAAAAAAGGAAAATAATAAATGGGTGCATTAGAAAATGATTTAAATCCAGATGTTTCGGTTGGGTTATCTTTACCACTTGGACATTCAGATTCTGGATTTTTTGAACAGACTCAAACCACATTAAAACAAACGTCTACTAACATTAAAAATTTGTTATTGACGATGAAAGGGGAACGACCTTTTCTACCAGAGTTTGGGTGTGATATCTATAGTGCACTTTTTGAACCAATAGGTGATGAGACTACCGCTAAAATTGAAGATAGTATAAAAGATGCTATAGCACAATGGTTACCACACGTGGTTCTAAATAGAGTTGATGTCAATGTTGATATGCAAGTTCCTAATCAAATTAATGTAGATTTAGAATTTGGTGTTACAATAGAACCAGAAGCTCTTGAAACAATACAACTTGTATTTGTTTCTCAATTTTAGGAGATTTAAATGGCTAGTGCGGCGAAATTACAAAAAAAGGATGTTAAATATTTAGGTAGAGACTTTAGTGCTTTTAGAGAAAATCTAATAGAATTTGCTAAAACATACTTTCCAAATACCTATAATGATTTTAACGAGTCAGACCCAGGTATGATGTTTATTGAAATGGCATCTTACGTTGGTGATGTTTTATCTTACTATGTTGATGATAGATTTAAGGAGTCATTATTATCTTACGCAGAAGAACTTGATAATGTTTTTGAAATAGCTCAATCATTAGGATATAGACCAAAGTTAGCTACACCATCTTCTACAATAGTTGATGTGTTCCAAACTGTACCAGCTACTGGTACTGGTGATGATGTGAAACCAGATATGAGATATGCCGTTAGTGTTGGTGCTGGAATGCAGATAGCTTCGAGAAATGGAATAACATTTCGTTCAGAAGAAGATGTAAACTTTGCATATTCAAGTTCACTCGATAAACGTTCAGTTAGTATTTATGAAACATCTGCTAATGTTCCTACAAAATATCTTCTAAAAAAATCTGTTTCAGTTTTAAGTGGTACAATATCAACAGACACATTTACATTTGGTAATGCTAAAAAATATGATAGAGTAGCTTTGTCTAAACCAAATGTAACAGATATAATATCAGTAACAGATAGTGATGGTAACAAATGGTATGAGGTTGATTTTTTAGCAAAAGACATTGTATTTGATGACGTTTCTAACACAAGTTCGACAGACCCAGAGTTGTCACAATATTCAGATGATACACCATATCTTATTAAACTTATAAAGACACCACGAAGATTTACAAGATATATTAGGTCAGATGATAAAGTAGAATTACGATTTGGTGCTGGTATTTCAGCTGGTGCTGATGAAGACATAGTACCTAATCCAGATAATGTTGGTTCTTCATTACCTGGTGGAGTTTCTATGTTAGATAAAACATTTGACCCAAGTAATTTCTTAAAGACAAAAGCTTACGGACTAGCTCCAGCAGACATAACATTAACTGTAAAATATGCTCATGGTGGTGGTATTGGTCACAATGTAAGTGAAGGTTCTATAACAGAAATTAAAGAGATAGTGACAAACTTAGACCCACTTGGACTTGATTCTGCAACAGTAACAGCTACTAAAAATTCAGTTGGTGTTATAAATCCTAATCCAGCTCGTGGTGGTAAATCTAAAGAAACTTTACGTGAAATTAGACAAAACGCTTTAGCACATTTTACAGCTCAAGGTAGGTCAGTAACTAAACAAGATTACATAATGAGAGCGTATTCTATGCCTGCTAAGTATGGTGCTATAGCTAAAGCTTACATAGTTCAAGATGAACAATTGGAAGGTGCACAATATCAATTTCAAAGAGAACTTGGTAATGGTTCAGGTATTTTTACCATTGATAGAGAGTTGTATGGACAAGACGATACACCAGAAAGTGGAGCTCCAAAAGTTCCAACAAGGATACCAAATCCTTTAGCACTAAATATGTATCTACTCGGTTATGACTACAACAAACACTTGGTAAGTCTTAATAGAGCTGTAAAAGAAAACTTAAAAAACTATATTGGTCAATATAGAATGGTTACCGATGCTATAAATCTAAAAGACTCTTGGATTGTAAATATAGGTGTTGATTTTAAAATAATGACCAAACAAGGATATAATAAAGAAGAAGTATTATTAAAATGTATACAAGTAGTTAAAGACTTTTTTGACATTGATAAATGGCAAATCAACCAACCAATTGTTGTTGCTGAGTTGTCATATGCACTATCTTTAGTAGATGGTGTAGCTACATTAATACCATTCTCTGTAGATTTAGATGGAGATGGCCCAGGTGACCCAATACAATTACCCGTTATGATAAGAAACAAGTGGAGAACGGCAGATGGTTACTCTGGTAACATTTATGACATGGGTGCGGCTTATAAAGAGGGTATATACTATCCATCATTAGACCCATGTATTTTCGAATTAAAATATCCAGATACTGATATCAAAGGTCAAGTAATAGGGAGTATAACATAATGCATTATTTCGAATACGCGACAAAAGATACTACATTATATCAAGGAAGAGCTACTTCAAGTCAGAATACTGGACTCGATGAAATATTAGAAGTACGTAAAGATATGAATGATACTGGAACACAAATTAATGTATCCAGAATTTTAATAAAGTTTGATTTAGAGTACATATCGTCTTCATATGCTAGTGGATTGATACCAACAGACGCTGAATATTACTTGAACTTATATGACGCTAATTCACAAGAATTGGGTTCAAGTGATGTACTATATGCTTACCCAGTAAGTCAATCTTGGGAAAATGGTCAAGGTAAATTTGAAGACTATCCACAAGATTTGGAAGGAGCTTCTTGGAGATATAGAACTGGTGCTACTACCGCTGACCAGTGGGTAACTGGTAGTAACAATAGTGGTGGAACTTGGTTCAACGGAGCGTCAACAACATTCACATTAGAAGCGTCGCAGTCATTTACAAACGAACCAAGTGATGTTAGAATGAACGTAACTGGTATTGTAAACAATTGGATTACAAGTGGTTCTTCTTATCCAAACGAAGGATTCATAGTGAAGAGAAGTGGTAGTTTTGACCCAAGTTCTAATACAAGTTTAGCAGAAGCTAACACAACAGACCTTGGTCAATTTAAATTTTTCTCAAGAGATACACACACAATATACCAACCAAAATTAGAAGTAGTTTGGAACGGCTCAACGTGGAGCACTGGATCGCTTACACCATTGACTGGTAGTGACTTACACAATATAGAAGTCTATATGAAAGGACTCAGACCAGAATATCAAGAAGATGAGAAGGTAAGATTTAGGGTAGTTGGTAGGAATAGATTTCCTGCTAAAACTTGGTCTTCAACAACAACAAACGTTGTCACACCAAAGTATTTACCAAGTGGTAGTTCTTTCTTTCAGATAAAAGATGCTTATACAGAAGATGTTATGATTCCATTTGGTAGTGGTTCTGTAATAGGTTGTGACTCTACTGGAAACTTCTTTGATGTTTGGTTAAAGGGTTTACAACCAGAAAGAAATTACAAAATTAATTTCAAAATAGCTAGTGGTAGTGGTGTTGGTGAAGTAGTACAAATATTAGATAATGAATTTGAATTTAGAGTAGTGAGATAATGCCTTATACATCAAAAGAACTTTTAAGTAACGAATATTTTCAGTCACTCGTTAACGCAGATGAGAAAGAATATAATTTGAAACGTGATGCGGCTATGGTTAAAGCTGACATTAGTGGTTCGAATGTTCCTTTTGAAATTGATGGTGTTTTACAATCTTATGAAGATGTCAGAACTGGAAGTGGTCTTGAGCAACCAGACCAATATGTTCAGAAGCCACTATTTATTAGAAACCATAATATGGAAAATAATACGTTAGATGAGGTTATTGATAGAGACTTTTCATTAGAAGATAAAGCTTTTTTAACAATAAAAGATGGTACTTTTATAAGAAAAGATAACGTTGATATTGATAGTGGGTGGTATAAATTTTGTTTGTATCAAGACGATATGAAGTTTCCAATTAAGAATGTATCTGTGATGAGATTGTTTGGAAAAGACATAGAAGACATACAAGTTATATCTAAAGAGTTGTACGATTCAATAACTCTCGGCCCTAAAATTGATGGTCAACGATTAAGAAATACAAAAGCTTTATTGGGTACACATAGAGACCCAGATTTTAGAACACCACAATTTGAAAAATTAGATGAGAACCTTGTAGAGTTAGCAAAAGAAAGAATTAAAGAAGGAAAATCAATCGTAGAAAATTTATATCAAGTTACTGGTCAAGTAGCTAAAACACCTGACCAAGTTGCTATATTAGCTAAAAGTGTCCTTGGTGAACCAATGTTACCTACACCAGGCGATATAGCAAGAGAAGCCGAAATGAAACAGGCTGAAGAACAATACAATAAAGAATTGATAGATGAAGGAGCTCTTGAAAGAGATGAAATAGCTCTAAGACGAAGAGATGTTGTTCAGAACAATAAAAATAAATTTAATGAAATTGATGATAATTTAAGAAGAATAACTGGTAATCAGAAACGACCAGCTCCTGTAAAAAGTGGTAATACAGGTATTAATAAAGATTCGAAACTAATCGGATTCTAAGGAGTAAGTAATGGCAATATTAGACGAACAACTACCAGGTGGTGGTAATTCTCAACCATTTGATGGTGGTGGGAACACAACACAAACAACACCTACGTATAATCCAGTTGGAGATAATTTAACGGAGTATTCCGTTAATTTAGTAGCTGTTACACCAGGAGTTGTACAAGCAAATACTGGTATAACTATCAGATGGCAGTTAACAGATAACTCTGAAGCTGAAGCTGAACAGGTTGCTGAAGAACAAACCGAAGAAGATTACGGAGGAAGTTAAAATGGCAAAATGGACATATGATGAGGGTGGTGAAGGACAAACTGGAGGAGACTCTGGTGGTGGGGGTGGAACACCTGCACCAGTTACAGGAAACCAACCAGCTCCAGTTGAATTAAAAATATTTAGATTAGATTCTGAAGGACAGAATAATGTTCTTGTCTTTTCTGATTTTTTAAATCCAGTAACAAATCAGTTTACAATTTCTGCCGATGATGTAGCAGATTTTGGAGATGGAACATATAGAGCTAGAATTGGTGATGTTTTTAGTAATGACTTTACCATAGCTCTAACAGAAATTGTTCCTCCACCAATACCACAAGGTACTATCAATGCCAAACACTACAAGTTTACACCACAAAGAAATATAGTTGAAACTGTAATAAACGAAGTTGTTGGTATAGACAATGGTAAAGTTGATGTACCAGTTCAATTCAATATGAATTATTCTATATATAATATAGCTCCACCAGGTCAAAAAGGAGCTGGTAGTTTACAAGTATTAGACCAATTACAAGCTCCAGCACCAACACCACAAATGACAGAAGTTCAAGTTGAAACAAATCTAACACCAACAGAATTTAGTTTCCCGGCTTGGTATGGTGTAAGTGGTGGTGAGAGAGTAGTTAGTGAACCAAGAACCATTTCTGGTATAACAGAACCAGTTATGGCAACTGTTAGTGGTAATGATGCTCATTTACAAATTAATGGTGAGCAACCAACAAAACAACCAACACAAGTATTTGATGGTGATGTGATTAGACTACACGTTAAGAGACCAAGAGTTGGTTTTGATAATTTACGATTAGTAAACGACCCAGATAATCGAGCTACAGTAAGTATTGGTAATTTTACAACAACGTTTAGAGCATTTTATGGTAGTGAAGAGATGTATAATGAATCACCAACACCATCTCCGACACCATCTCCGACACCAACACCAGCACCCGTACCACCACCAGATAATTTTTCTGATTTTTCAGATGATTTTGATTACGGGGGTAGTTAATGATTTGGCAGTATGGAAATTATAAGTTTGATTGTAATTTACAGCCACCAACATTACATAAATTTAGTGAATGGAAAACTGAATTTTTTAGATTAGAAAATGTTAATAAGTATAATGTTTGGTTGTGTGGTGGGTTTGTAGAAAGTTGGAAAACTTTGGATATTGATATAGTTTTAACAAACGAACCAATATATCCAGAGTTACAAAAGTTAATGTTAGAAGCTATAAAATTAGGTGTAGAAAAAAATATTTTTATTGATATTTGTTGGTGGAATAAAGAACCATCAAAAGTAAATTACACTACTAAAGAACAAGTAGAGATAGAAAAAATTGTAGTTGGAAATAAAATTATGCAAGATGGAAGATTGATAACAGATTGGACTTCTTCTGAAGAGATTTATCCTAACCTATATAAGTTTTCTAAAGTATATCCAACACAAAAACAAATGAAAAGAATTTATAAAAACAAACCAATTTTATTGGAAGTTTAAATGGCTATAGATAGATTAAAAAAAGAAGATAAACAGATATTAGAACAAGGTGGAAACTACGCCGTAGGTCAACCAGGTTATGATTGGCCACCATATTTATCTGGTGAACATGGTGTTCATGATTATATCGAATGTCATATTTACGATGAACCTGGTGAGAATATAATCGAAAGTTTTATAACTACAGATTACGAAATGAAAAATAATCAAATCGTAACAAAACCTGGTAATGACTTACGAAGTAGAGGTTACATCAGAGGAAGATATCAAGTTAGATATAATTTTTTAAGAAAAGAATTTGGTACTAATGAAACCATATTAGTTTATGCAGACAATGGTGAAGTTTATACTGGTCCAAAAAGAATGTATCCTGGTAGAGCTGATAGACCTTGGTATATTGATGATGATAATCTAATTTATGCTGGTATCAAAGGTGAAGATGAATCAAGTAAGAGAAGAGAGTTATTGATAAAAGATAATGCGGCTTGGATACATAAAATATCAGATGATAGAAAAGAAATTAGAATTATACCAAATGATATTGAGAGTGATAAATACAAACGTGAGTTTCATTCTTTAAGTAAAGTTATACAACGTTGGCATTCACCAGGCCCAAGTACCGAAGATGCTAAGATAACTTTTTCTGATGGATTTGGTGGGAATAAAATTAGGATTGATGGTGTTAAAAGATGGAAACGACACACTAAAAAAACAGTAGGTGGTGAGTTTGTTTTACCAAGAGGATTTATAACTCATATAGAAAGAAGAGTTTTAGAACAAGAACGTTTTAGAGAAGCTGGTCAACCTATACCACCTGGTGCTTCTGCTGGTAATATTAGTGGAGTAAGACCAATTCCAAGACATATTTTAAATGAGATGCCTTTACCAAATCAACCATTGATTCCATTTGAATCACAAAGACCAGAAGTTGTGGATAAAGAAACACCAAAGTATGCACCATCTAAATCAGAACCAACTGGATTTGATTTTGTAGCTAGAATGATAGGAACTGCTAGTGATGATGGTTTTGGTGATATTGTTCAAGAAAGACCAGCACAAATTCAAAATACAGAAACTGTACAACAAGTTAAACAGACTATAGAAGAAGATTTAAATAACCAAGAATTTATGAATTATGGTGAACAAGACGACATGGATTACGGAGGAAGTTAAGATGAATTGGGGTGGTAAAAAGAATACAAGAATATTGTATATGTTAAGGATTGGGGATGAACAAGTTCCAATACATCCTCCTGCTCCTCAACCTTCGCCTTCTCCACCACCACCA